TAATGATATTTCAGTACCCAATGGTTGCATATTCATCGGCAATATCGGAATATCGCCATATTCTACAGGCTCCATATTATCAGCCCGCCGCTCCTCGTTAATCGTAGTAAATCCGGTCTTTAGATTTGATTCACGCTCTTTAAGCTTGAACTCCATGTTTTTCGGTACATTATCATCGAATGCGATAAATAGATTGCCGTCAAACATTGGCATTAAGCGTTCGTTTAACTTTTGTTCAATACGCCGGAGCATCGGTTGTATAGTATCTTTTTGGTATGCCCCATCACCCTCGGCGGCGTTTGCCTTGTTCACATCTCTGGTGGTTAATTTAGATAATGGCACACCGAATATCGCTGCTATCTCCTCAATTGTGTATTCCCGCCCTTTTTGATATGCCATTTCCTTAGGTGACAGTGTTACTGGCTTAACATCTGCCCCGCCATGCAATATCGCCATACCACCAGTCTTTTTGACACCACCGAATAGCCTTCGCCAGTCCCTTTTGATTCTATTTAATATCTCTTTACTCGGTGTACCTTTTTCTGCTGGCAAAGTCATCACAACATCAGGGCACCCCCTATTAGCGAATAAAGCCGATTCGTAAGTGTTCATATTGGCGTGTAAATCAGCGGCATCCGCACATGCTTCGAGTTTCCCCATACCAACAAAAATATTATTCGGGTTCGGGTACTTAAAATGTATCACCTGTTCCCGTGCTAATTGTATCTTTTTTGAAGACGAAACCGCAAACAGATAATGACTTACGAATACCTGCTCGGATACAATGACTTTTATGTATTGCGGCAATAACGGCCATATCTCCGTTGGTACGCCCATATTGTCTTTGACAATTAACCAATAAGCGTTACCGGTAAGCTCTAATGATTGAAATAGGCTTTCGAGTAACTCGAATCCATTCCAGAAATCATTTACCTTGTTAAATAGGTCTAAAATCGGATGTTCAAGTATCTCCTCAATATCGCCTTCTGCCTTGCGGATATACTTGCCAATTGTGGGAGATTTGCGGAGGTAGTCAATATGTGTTTTTTCCACGTTACATGTTTGGAATCGGCTCTTTTTGCCCTGTTGCTTCATTGCATATAACCGCAACGGGACTTCCGATGCTGATATTGCGTTTTTATTAACGCAAGCATAAACCCACGAACGATACCGCTGTAAAAGTTGCTCTGTTGGTGGTTTCTGGAGAACAGGCCGCATATTCTGTTGCGGAATGACATATATCCCCCCCGCCGGTTCTGACGGTTTGAAAGAAAAAGGAGCTAACAGCGTTCGCCATTGTAGCATATATCATACTCCATAACATTATAGCCCTCCGTAATAATGTATAGAGTATAACCTTTTATTTTCACAGTTTGCGGTAAGTCCTGTTCTCGTCAAAACTTATTTTTTTTCGCGGGGTTATATTTTTTAAAGATAAAATAGCCCTAACAGCAGGACTATCTTTACCAAGTCTGCTTAATAACTTACTCACTGCCGGCTGTGATATATCCATCAAGTCCCCTGCGTTTTTCTGAGACAAACGCAGGAAAAAGACGTATTCAAGAGCTTGTAGCTGGCGTTTTGTCGGACGTTTTGTCATTATCAGTAAATCTGTGAGCGTGTAATCTGCTTTTCCGATTTTTTCTCTAATAGGCGGTAACAATCAAGGCATATATCTAACTTCCTCGCCCAGTCGCCTTTGCTTATTACAAGCCAGTCTTTTACTTCCCCAGTATTCGAGGCAGCTAACTTGCCACAATAATCACAACGCTTCATATCCATAATTCTTAATCTCCTAAACTTCTTAAAATCAACATTGCACCTAATACCGCAATGCAAATGCAAATAATAAAAACCGATATGCTTATCGAAACAGAAATTAAAGCATTTTTTGTTCTATAGTGTATATCTAATCTCCTAAACTATCCACAGTAACTACTACCCGGCATATCCGACATAACGCCGCCCGTTTTCTTTGCCTTGATTTTCTTGCCAGCGCCGACAATCTCAATTTGCTCAACATCGAAATAAACACCTTTGGGTTTCTCATTACTCCCACGTTTCATTCGTGGTTGAATGCAAAACTGAACACACCCATTGAGATACTCTGCTTTTGCAATCGTAATACCTGTAAAACCTGTTACTTTACATTTCACCTTTTGTCCTAATTTAATCATAATACTTCCTTTCGCTAAATTAGCCCATATTTTCCCACTCGTCGCCATCCTCGGCTATTAAGTCAAGGTCATCGACACGCTCGATGTTAGCAACGCTTGTTATTACGTCGTCCCCATGCTCGGCAGGCTCTGTATATTGTTCAGTCGTTACCATCCCAGCAGGGGCTAAATCTAAAAGAAACTCATAGGCATATCGCCTGGCATCCATCAAATGGTCTCTAAATGCTAACGGCTCTTCAAGTACATTATCGTCTTTATCACGCTTCCACTTGTAGCCATGTAGCTCTTTAATCAGATTAGGGCTATTATAGTCTATCAGCCGTCGTTTGCTCTTGATAACGTCAATGCCACGCCTCACACTATCCTTGCCCTTTTTACAGGCAAAGCAGTTAAACCCAGCGTTTTGTATTTCCATTATCCTGGCCGGTTCCGCACAATCCGCAACAATAGCCTGATTCTTATTCATGATTATCTGTTTCATGTTATCAATCAACTGGCCATTCGTCAACTTAGATTCGTATAAATGTTCTCGCTCGTAACATAATCCGTCGGCAATGGCAATCTCAATCAAAGCCGATGGGTTGTTATACCCAAAATCAAGCCCCCATATAGACTCTTCTGGATTCTCAGGCCATTTGTGTATTATCTCCCAATTAGTGTAAATTATATAAGACGGAGTTGCCCACTGGCCCTGCCGGTAAATCAAGTCATATTCGTGATCCTCGTCGGCAAGCATCTCGATTGCCTGTATCTCCTCTTTTGATAAGAACGGATTATGATGATATGTTAAGACAATCACCTGCTCATTAGACGGAGGATTATCGGTACGTTTCTTTATCCATTCATTGCCTATCGGGTCTATTGGATTGAACGACGCAAATATCTGATTTATACCATTCTCATTAACCGCCCGGCAGCCAATGTTTAACCTTAAAAACTCCCGTAAGGTAAATTCCGTTACCTCTTCCATCCAAATATAATTTATACCCTCGATAGACTTTTTCTTTTCAATATCATCGAGAGAATCGAAAAAGACTTTATTACTGCCAATAGTGAAGGTCAAGTTAGTCCTGTTTGGGTGATATGGTACACCAAACGCAATTAACCATTGCTCGAATAACCTCATACAACTTGCTCTTACTGATGGTTTGGTTTTACGCAATACCAGGATACCGATGTTCTTTTCCTTAACCAGCTTCTCAAGGATAAGATACTGAACTATCGTCCAGCTCTTACCAGCAGACGCACCGCCCATTAGCCAGTTGATACGCTGCTTACCGGATACCAGAAAGTCATATATCGGTTTATTTATCTGGGGTTGCATTTATCTTTGCTCTATGTCGACGCTACAATTACCCTGTAAACATTGTATCCCCGCAATTAACTCTTTAACGCATCCTGATAAACTGAACGAGGGTGTGATGTTTATTTTCATAAACTTCTTATCCCCTTTGTAATTAGCGGCATAGTTAAGGCTCTTGAAGCATTTTTCCCGCTCACGCTCAAGTCTTACCAATTTCTCCTTGATTAAACATGTACTGCAGTTAGTCTCTTTCGGCTCTGGCTCTACTGTTGGAGCAATCGTCATTAAACCTTTGATGCAGCCCATAACCTCGTCAGCTTCATCCCGGTCTTCAAATGCAACACCATAAAAATCCGTCTTTTCTTTGTTCCCATATTTCATTACATACATTTTTCAATCTCCTAAAGAAGTTATCTTTGCTCTGATTCCCTTGCACGCCTGGCCCAATAATCAGCCCGGTCGTTATAACGATAGGCCATACGCCGATGATGCTTTGCTTGCCTAACAGCCCTATTGTGATACCGCCAATACTGAGCGGCTTGCCTATCACCGAATTTGTTAGCAGCATATAACGTACCTGCTAATACCAGCACCAAAATTACAATTAGTGTTTTCATTTTACTTTCTCCTTAACTTTTTAGGGCTAACCATATCGGCAAGCCTATGATTGTTATCCAACAGCAAACTAACGTGCTTATGCGACGACTTCCGGGCATCCGCTTTTACTCCCTTGATTATAGCTCTTAGTGTTGAGTCTTTAAGTATATGAAGGTTAAAGAATTTCATTTTTTCACCTATTTAACAAATTTATCTATTAGCGGATAAAACCACCAACCAAAAGTTGCCAATACCCATATAACTACACCAGTAACTTTTAACAACAGCCGAACGAAGTTGCCCTCAAAAAAACACATCCCCATACATGTCGCTATTAAACACAATGCCGTCATAATCGAAACTGTCCACGTCATTCAATTACCTCGCTTTCCAAATTAAATACACCGCAACTAAAGGGAGCAAAAACCCAACTATATTGACCACGTGCATCCACCACGGCGACCGGCGAATGATATTGCAGACTACAAAAGAAAAATTTGCTCCTGCACAAAATATTAGAACATAGCTCATTCTACAACCTCGCTTTCCACGCCCCGTACCTTTGGTGGTGGTGCATCGGGCATAACAAATTGAACATTTATCTGGATATTCGTATCGCCTTTGACTTCGGCATCGCCTAAAACTTCACGCTCTATCTTGATTCCCTCGGCTATAGCTGTTATACCATCCCTGGCGGATTTTATCGCCTCATCCTTTACCTTGCCCTTGTCGTCAAGAAAAACCTTGCTACCAGCAGACTGTAGCATCTTACCTAAATTGGCTTGCCGGGCTAACCGCTTCGCTCTGGTTTCGTCGAGTTTGTTTTGTGCTTTGGCTAATAAATTCGCCTTCCGTTCATCCCATTTCCCCAGTTTTTTGTACCGCCATACGGTTGTTGGAGATACTCTACAGATTTTAGCCAGAGATTCTACGGATTGTCCTTGACGGTATAGCTCGAACATATCTTCGATTTTATCTGGTTTAAGTGGTTTAGCCATTACTCTCTTTTTTGCTCTCATTATACCTTTTATCGCCTACCTGTGCAAATGTTTTACTGGAATTTGGATTTGGCCAGGTTGCGCTTACCTTTTTGGCTGCTTTGATTAGTTTGTTTATTTGTGTGGTGTATCGAGACATTTATTCCCCTTTCTTAATCGCTTACTTGCCTTATGTTTGCAAAAATACTGCACCTCTGCTGCTATTGCCTGCGGATGTTCTATCTCTTTTCCGTCTTTATCGACATACCATGTCCCTTTCTGCTCTGCCGTTAGTGGTTTGCCTTTTTTAACCATTATATTTTGTCCTAATCTCCTTAACTCCTTGATTTTAAGCCCACGTTTAACAGCTAATGCCGCAGCCCGGCGAGGGGATATAATCCAGTACCGCTTTTTAATTATCCCGGCTTTCCAACCCAGCCAGCAGCATATCTCAGAGCAATAGCGTTTCTTGTCATTCTTGAGGTATGGAGCTAACAAGAAAAAGCCAGTGAACAGGCCCAGAAAGTCGTATTTCTTGCCAACCTCACTTTTAGCAGCGGTCATCATAATCTCGTACTGTTCGTCTGTAACCCATTCTTGGGTATAGTCCCAGTTCTCAGGATGTTTTAATACTTCGCCGGCAGGTGCAAAGCGAACACCTTTTGCATCGCCACGAGTTGTGCTGGAGAAGCATTGGCCTACAAAAACGTCTGGGTCAATCATTTCATCAGGAACACATATCGGTGGATTTATCCGGTCAAGCTTATTTAGCACAAGAATCTGGTTGTGTCTAAACCTGCCAGTTTCATCGGGGAAGTGTATCTCCACATGGCTGTAGGAGTTCTTTAGTAAAGTCCAATCATAAAACAAAGCTAAAAATCCAGTCCATATTATTATTGCCTTACCGATAAAAGAATCTTGACCTTTATGAAAAATAAACCTTACCCGCATGATTTTCTCCTTGTTTTTCCACCATAATTATTAGTTTTTTTATGACATTCAATACAAAGTGTTTGTCCATTATCTACGTCAAACCTCAAATCTGGATAATTTGTCAAGTCTTTTTTATTTTTATTTGCTCGTAAAATCTAATCTTCATCTTTGTCCTCACTCTCTAACTCAATTCTAAACCTTTCCCACTCTTCGGGGTCGTTTCCTTTCAAATCACCTAAATTTATTTCGTCATCATCCCTCATAAATTCATTCCAATAAGCCGTACAGACATCACACCAATTTGAATGCCTTATTTTTCCTGAGTCGGCTTGAGTTACATTTCTGATTTTTGACCCAACAGGAAATTGCCTTGCGCATCCCCAACAAGTACAAGGCTTACGAATTGTTACTGTTTTGTTTTCCAGTACATCTATCATTTTAACACCTCCGCAACTGTATAAATTATCTGACTCGTCTCTGAGCCGAAGTTCTCAATTACAACCGTACTCTTAGTATTTGGGTCTACGAAAGTCGCAGATTTGAATT